TTCTACAATCTCAGTTGGAAAATCGTATGTCTTTGAGGTCTGTTCGTATTGCGCAGTTGCAATAGCTTTCATCTCCTCATTGGACATATCAGTATGTTTTTTGGGATAATCGTCGTTAACCGTTGGCATTTGTACTCCTAATAACTTTTATATAAATATACGTACAATGATTTATGACATTGTCACTGTACGATTATTGTATTCGCCTTTGAGGTAGTCTTGTAACTTTACATTTATATTGAAATCCGGTTCCAATTCTTTATCATCCGGCTCTTTATCTATTGCAGCTGCTAATGCCTGCATGAAGCCGTCTTCTACAGTATCATCTACTATCGCAGCCACATCATCATCAATATCCAAATTATCTATCCAAGTATTAGTTTTCTTTGTGTCTGGCTTTTGTGATGCAGCCTTAAAGAAATCATATGCCGTTTTAGCAGCACTAAGACCTGGGACAGCACTAAATACTGCATCTATTGCAACTTCCTTACCTTTAGATAGAATAGCTGCTCCTTTTTGCTTTTTGAATACTAATTGTAGCAATTTTTTCAAATCACCGTAGGTATTCAACGTTTCAGCTTCCTGCAGTACTTCATTTAATAGATTTGTAAGCTTCATCATATATAAATATCAGACAAAAGAAAATCCCGCCTTTCAACGGGATTCTCCAAAGTCAGTTGCCAATTAATAATTAGAACTGCAATATTGCGTAATCGTACTTAATTGTCAATTCAATGTTAACTGGATCTTCTGTCGACCAATCCATGTCTCCAAAAGTCGCACTAGAAATGAAAGCTCCTTTCAAAGTCCATTCTTCAACCTTATCACCTACTGGTCCTAAAGTATTGAAAGTAATGTCCTTCTTATAGAAGTCGCTATATCCATCTCGTCCGGTAACAGATTCGTGATGCAAACGCACCCATTCCATTACTGCCTGTGCTCCGGAAGGAACTACGGGGTCATACAAGGTCACCGTCACATCTTGCCATCTAGATTTGCCTTTCAACTTTCTTTCAACATTGATATGGTCAAGAATGACTTCACCTTGGTCGATCGATGGACGAGAAGCAGCTTTGACAAGATATGCAGGTATGCCCTCAATATACATGATGAACCGATTTGCCATCTTTGGTTCATAGGCTGTATAGAAGATTTCTGTGGGGTCAAGTAATTCTGCCATCTTATTTTACTCCATTTCTTTTATATAAATATGTGCCATTCATTATTCTGGGAACGATGCACCTGTTGGTAACACATTGAAATCAATAACAATGAATTCGGCCGTTTTAGCAGGCTGGAGGAAGATTTGTCCTCTCATTTCATTTCTATCAATAACATCTGGGGTATTGGTTGTTTCATCCATTACAACTCTAAATGCATACAAACCTTGACGCTGTTGTACATTTTCGAAGTATGGATTTACAATACCTAAGAATCTGTTTCTTGTTACCGTTGTATTTTGTTCGAATACCAAGAACTTACTAGACGAAGCAATAAACTTCTTAGCATTGATCAACAATCTACGTACATTAACTCTATCTAATGCAGATGACTTTTTCTGCAATGTCTTTTGTCCATAAACAACTACGCCGGTATTCGGGAAAGTTGCAATTGGGTTAACATTGCTATCATATAAAGTATCTCTATTAGCTTGAGTCAACTTTCTTTCGGTTTGGACTGCAATATCAATTCCGCCTCTATTTAAGCCGGCAGGTGCAAACCACGGTGCAGCAACTCTGTCGTTGAATGCATATACACTCGGAATCAAAGTAGATGCAGGTACCCAAACATTTTTACCAAGCTCAACATCTGGAATTTTTACCCACGGCCAATATGTAGCAGCATAATTCGTATCACGTGCTTCGGCCTTTGCAGTTGCTTGGGTGATAGCAGCTCCATATTCGACAGGATCGATAACTAAGAAGCAGTCACCTCTATCCTCACACATGTTTAATGCTCTACCAATTTCAACAGCATGGTTAGTATAGTTATCAACAAGTCCAGGTAATGTTAATAAGTTGATATCATATTCATCTTGATTCTTCAACAAGTTAATTGCATCCTTATATCCCTGGTTACCTGATGCGCCAAATGTCAAGCCTTGTACATTCGTGTTTGAAATAGTTTCATTAAACAATCTAGGATGATTAACAGTACCATCACTTCCGCCCGAGAATGAGCCAGATTGCGCAACTGGAATCAAGTTTTGTAAATCGCTAGAACGAACGGCGCCATTCTCATCTAAATAATTTAATGTATTTTGCAATACTTCGACACGTACTAATTGAGAACGATTTGCATATGATCCAGACAATTGAAGGAATGGATCTGTCGTTCCAGCACCTCTCAATGTACTAACTTGGTCACCTATCACACGTCCAATATAGTTAGGTGTATTAGGGTCAAGTGTTAAGTTATTATATTGTTCTAAAATAACTTTACGACGATGTGTATCATTACCTCGGCGGATACTTAATGTAAATGTACCTTTCGAAGTATTACGATTTGAAATTTCATATCTCAAATTATTTTCAGTACCATTAACTAACAAGTTATTAGTTCCTTCTGCACCTACACTATTCTGATCAGCGCCGTCGGATAATGTATGGAGCTTAAATACCGGTGATGTTGCTCCGGCGCCACCTGCCAATGTCAATTGAGTGGTAAATGTAGCACCGGCCGAACCAGTTTGAACAATAATGTTATTTCCAGTCAAACCTGCAGCAGACGATGTAAGTTCCAACTTAGCACTAACTGCCTTTGCTTGCACGCCAATGCTCTTTTCATTAATTTCGTCAGCTAATTGAGATACATAGTTATTTAACGATGATCCAGTAGCTAAGAAGAATATTGGGCTAGAATCTTCAGAAACAACGCCTCCGACAGGCGCATCTGCTATAAATCTAAATTCAGTGCTACCAACTGTAATCTGAACTTCATCACTATCGGTCTGACCAAATGTACCTAAGAAAGTTAATGAACCGGATGCTCTCGCTCCAGCGCTGCCGGCAGAATCTACTTCCGCAGTAGCATGCCCATATGCCCCATCTAAAACACGTACTACCGTTAATGTGTCTGCATACTTTAAGTATTCTTGTGCAGAGTAATTTGTCAAGTACTTATACTTGCCCGCTTCAGCGCCAGATCCGGATGTTATGGCGCCGCCAAATTTTTGTACAAACTCTGAATAGCTAGATACTACAGTTGGAATACCAGCCGGGCCTTTCGCCGTTGGTCCAATTACTGCAGCACCTATAGCTTGTACACCCGCCGGTAAGAACGATTGATCAATTTCGTTCGTAAATACACCGGGAGATACTATTTTTTCAGCCATTATAATGCTCCTATATTATTACAGATTATCAATAATAAATATTAGAGCAGAAAGCCAAACAGTTATGAGCTCGGGACAAATACGCCGGATTCGATATCCACCGTTCCTGCGCCGTATTTATCATTCAATTCTTTAACTAATTCACGCTCACGTTCTTGAAGTTTTTCTAACTGCGACTGTAACTGAAGTTTTGCTTGATCAAGTTGTTCGAGCCGCTGATCAGTTAAAAACTTTTCAAGTTCAATTTGGCCGAATTGGCTAACAATGTTTGCGTTATTAGTTCTAAGCTCTTTGAGATTTGTGAGCTCTTCATCTGTAAATTTGATTGGATCTGCCATAACTTATTCCTTTGTTATAAATATACTATTGTTATCTAAGATTTAGATTTTCATCCGGAAAGTTTGAATCTTTCTTAGGGAATGGATCTAAGGTATATTCGCCGAATTTAATCTTCTTAACTGATATACGCTTTTCCACGTTACTGCGTCTTAACTCCGAAGGCATGGCTAACGTACCTTTAACTGTCATTGGAATTGTAGCTCTAACTAATCTATCCTCGCCGGTTGCAGTTACAGTCTCAAATGACACGTCTTGCAGCATTGTAGTGAACTTCCAAGTAGTGCCCCATGCAAATCCATTGGTAGGTATAATTTGCTCTATCACGCCATTCATTTGTTCTTGATATTCAGTCCATATTAACATTTCATATGATACATCTACATATTCAGGTAATGGAGCTATGTAATATTCATGACTACGTTTTTTGTTGTACGTAGCAGCAAATCTATCATATCTATTAACCGTACTAAACTGATTCTTAAATAAAAGATTATTTTCTTCGGGGTTTTGATTTACGCCTAACGTTTTGAGGACGTCACGTTCTACTACACTAGATCTACGTAATGAAATTAAAGGCGTCATTATCTTGCC